AAATAAGTTGAAAATCGTCTTGCACAATTTGAACATCACCTTTAGATCTAGTACTACCTACACCTCGAGAAGAAATCCCTAGAGTAATTCCACTCTCAACTAATGATTGCAAAATTTTTCCGCTTGGTGTGTTTAATATCTCTACTGTTCCGTAAACTATGTCACCTTCCATATAAGCTTCTTTAACTGTATGTGATGCATTTTTTAGTTCAACAACAGAAGAGTCTGGGTGATCCAGTTCACCAAGTGCACGATTTTCTTTTATAAATTTTTGATAATTCCTTATTTCTCTTTCAAGAATTTCTCTTGGATAAAGACGACCATTTTGATTGAGAGTTTCAGCTTTTTGAAGAATACCTTTCATCATTAAAGGCTCACCTGCTTCAATTTGTTCTCTTATAAGTTTAGGGTCATATTCAAAGTTAACCCATTCTGTTATTAATCTTTGTGCTGACATTTTATTCTCCGAGTATTTCTTCAGAAAGTTTTGAAGTCACCAAAAACTTGTTTAAGTTTTCCTTAGAAATATCATTTTCGTTTAAGTTGTTAAGTTTTTCTTTTATATCACTATACTTATCATTTAAAATTCTATTATCACAACTTTTCATATAATTTTCAAAAAGCTCAAGGCAATTATTTTTTATGCTTAAAAATGCCTCTGTTACTACTTCATCTTTTTCATTAGTATATAAGTTAATTAATCTCTTTTGTGATTCTGATAATATATTGTTATATTTTTTATCAAATATTTCTTTCATTAACTTTCTAGTTAAATTATTAGGTTGTACTATTTCTTCATTAAGTTTACTTTGTTTTTTTGTTAAACTTTCGTGCAATATTATTTCATATTCTGTAATTTTATCAAAGTCATTATCATTATTACGCCATTCATTTAAAAGTGTTTGAATTGTTGCGTATATTTTATAGTTGTTAACATTTTGTTCAAAAATCACACCTTTTCCAAACGTGTAATTCAAATCTTTAATTAATTTTGATTTCTCTTTTTCAAGCTTTTGACTATCAAACATATTATTACAAGCAGATTTAGCTTCTGATATTATTAAATTTGCTAAATTATCTGTTATATTATGTGTCTCAGAAAGTGCCTTAAATAGCTTAAATTCTTTATATAATTGAGAATTTTTATTAAAATTTTCTTTGACTATATTTATGGCCTTTTGCGCTTCGGTCTGACTATCTTTCATTAGTTTTTCGCATATGAAACTCATAATTTGCTCATATATAATCCCTACATTTCTTTTTTTATTGTGAGATTTTGCCATTAGCCTTCATCCTCTTTATTTAAAAAATTATCATCTATAAGTATATCGTATTCTTGCTCATTATCTTCTTTTAGTAATTTATTACTACTAAGTCCTATATTTAATCTACTTCCCATTGACTCCAAGTCTTTTGACATCCTATAAGATAATTGCTTATCAATGTGTTGACTTACAACAGGACTTTGTGGCATAATACCGTCCATTAAACCATTTTTCATTAATTCCTTAGCAGTAGGGGGTCCTATATTTTTTAAGTTTGAAGCGCCACCATCTGGCCATGTATCTTTTATAGGATTATATTCTCTACCCTTGTTTGTTTTGACGGTAGATTTTGGCTTTATAGGATTACCGTTCATATCATACTTGATATTTTCATCTTCATCTTCATCACCTGAGTCATCAATTAATTCGTCATATTTATCTAGTTCTTCTTCAGACATTAATCGGCCTTTTTTGATTTCACCTGCAAATAGTCCTCCAGCATCATCTCCACCTCCTTCATCTCCACCTCCTTCATCTCCGCCACCGAATAATCCTCCCATATCTCCACCTCCTTCATCTCCACCACCACCTGCAGCTTCTTCTCCTTCGTCTCCAAATGATAAATCATCTGATTGTGGTAATTGTACTCCTTCAAGCTTCATCTCTATAAGTTTGTCTGAAACGCGCCCTTTTTCAATTCTTTCAATTTCATCATCATTAAGCTCTAAAATATTTTTACGAATCCACTCTTTGTCAACCATGCCTTCGGGAGCTTGTCCAGATATTTCAAATCGTGTCCTTATTAGTTCTAGTTTTTGCTGTTGAGCAATACTTGATGGATTACTTAATTGTAAATTAAATTGCAACAGACTTTCATCTGTGTATCCGTGTGAATACAAGTGAATCATCGCTATTTTATTTAATTCAGATATTATGGTCTTTTGAATTCTTTGTATTGTTCTACTGAATCTAATGTCTTCTTGCGCTAAGGTTGCTTTTGCACCAATGTCTTCATCATAACCTAAATAAGCTTTTGGAATCTTTAAAGCAGCAAAAAGCTTCTTCTGAATATATTCTACATCTTCGATAGCAGTAGTATTAGAACCGCCGGCGAGTGTATCAATTCTTGTACCACTTTCACCACCACGTACAGGTAAAAAATAGTCTTCATCAACTGAAAGTGGGTTATATCGTAGATCTACTTGACCAGTTGTTTTGTCAACAACAGCATTTCTTTTAAGTGAAGTTTGTGCTTGCTCCAAATAATCTGCAATATTTTCAGGTGGTATATTACCAACATCAATATAAAAAACACGTCTTTCAGGCGAACGAATAACACGATAAACAAGCATAGCATCTTCAATAAGAATTAGTTGACGCCATACTCTTCTTGCACCTTCTAAAACAGAAGAACCATAAGGTAAAAATGCATCATTACCTAACAAGCGAAAGTGAGATATTTGCCAATTTTCTAAAACTTTATTTCCTTGTGTAACCCATCTAAACCTTACAGCGCCTGGATCTTGTGGATCAAACCCTTCTTCTCTTTCCATTTCAGCAATCGGTATAGGAAAAACATTAACGACACCATACTCTGGATGAATATCGTTAAACAGGAAAAAATCTCCATATTTACAAAGATTTCTAACCCACATTACTAAATTAAAATCAATATTAAGCGTGTCATAAAATAATTCAGACAATAATTTTTTAATCATTTGATTTTCTGAATGAATGTGTAATACTGTACCACTTGCATCAGGAGATACGCATTCTTCTGAATAAATATCTAATGCAGATGATATTTCAGGTGTTGCTTCCATTTCTGAAAAGTCTGAATACCTTGCCATTCTATCATAAGAACCATATGCACTTAATGTACTATTATATACATCACTATGATTTTTTTTAAAAACTTCTAAAGAAGATCTAGAGTATGTAGTATTACTAAGATGTTTTATTTTTCTTCTAACAACTGGTCCAGACCTGAATAGTTGTGTTAGTTTTTGAAATAAATTTTCGTTTTTCTTTGCCATTTTTTATTTTCCTATTAACCAGCTTAGGTCACCTAAAGGATGTTTTTTACTCATTTTTTTATTTTCAGAAAAAGAATTATCTGGCATATAAACAGGTAAAAACGGGTTAATTGTTTTCTCAGAACTATTATAGAAAGGAGACATTGAAGTTTTATCAATATTTGTTTTATTTAATTCCATTCCTTTGAGAATAGCATCCGCTTGCTGAATTTGAGAAACATTATATGTATTTGAGTTACTATCTGCTAACCAACTGCCTATTGCTAATGACATTATTAAATCGTCATTATAACCTTTCATAGCAGTTATTTTTTTACCATTCCAAATAAATGTTTTCAATTCTGAATATAATCTATTTGAATAAGTTTTTATTCTACCGTTTCTTAAAGTTTCTTCAAAGTTAGCAAGAATCTTATCTCTACTTTCTTTACTAGTTGTAAATCCTGCTTTGCCTAAATTTTGGCCTTCGCCATAAAGGTATTTATATTTCTCTTTTTCAGAAGAAAAATAAAGATTCTTATAAGCTAGATCGCCTAGTTTAATTAACATTGTATACCCATATGCATTGTTTTCTGGACATACCATCGCATTGTTAAATCTTTTTGCAGCATCGTAAACAAGAATTGCAAATTGGTCTGGCGGTATCTTGCCTTTATATTCTACAGAAACAGACATATTATGTGTATTAATAATATGGAAAGTTGAATAATCACCACTATCACCTCTTGCAATATCAGCTGAAAGTATATAGTTTACGCCTTCTAAAGGATATTCCCAATACCATACATTATTTTGAGGTCCGCTTTTTTCGATTGGATTTCTAGTTGTAATTCTAATTTTTTCTAAAATATCATTAGTTAAAAAAGTGTCACCAGAAGAAGCAAAGTCACATAAGAGCTCTTGTGCAACCTGCTTTTGAGACATATTTTTTGTTTCTCTATTAAACCACTCATCATCTCTTTCAGGATGTACATCCCACATAAGTTTAATAGGATTAAACTCGTTTTCTTTTCTAATGGCTTTAGTATAAATCTCGTGATATTGTCCGCCAACACCGTTAGGAGTTGATAAAAGAATAGCACGACCACCAGTTGATAGTGTAGGATATAAACCCATCCACAATTCATCAAAATTTCTTACAAAAGCGGCCTCGTCTACAATTAAAAGTGAAAGCGCTTCTGAACGTCCTGCATCTTCTGATGTTGGTACAGCTTTTACTTGAGACCCATTTGAAAATTCAACTTGTTGTTTATTGTTAGCTGTAATAACTGGTACTAGTAACCACTTTGGCATTGACTTTAAGTAGGTCTTAACTTTTCTTATAAAGTTTTGCGCAACTGCTAGTTTTGTAGCAATAATTAAAATATTTTTATCTTTATAGAAAACTGCCTGCCAAACAGCGTATGCAGCAACTAAAGTAGATAAACCTAACTGTCTTGATTTTAAAACAATATTAAATCTATGATCATTAAACTCTGAAACACAGTCGTCTTGGAAAGGATATGTTTTAAAAGGAATTAATCCTCTCAGTGGGTGCTGAATTTTTAAATATTTATTCATAAAGTATACTGGGTCTTTACCACACTTTACAATTTCAGCAATTTGACCTTGTTTAGACTTTAATGAAGCCATTGTTTATTTAACCTCAAAAAAACAAGTACAAGTATATTTTAGTTTTCTATGTGGACTATAAGGACTAACTGTTAGAGTTTCTAAGTTGTCTTTACTATCAACTTTTTTAGTTTTAAGGTCTCTTCCTGCACATTCCTTAAACTCTTTTTTAATAAGCTTCAATCTAGAAGAAATGACCTCATTTTTTTCTTTTTCCAATAATTTTAATTGCGCGTGAAGATCAGATTCTCTAGCAGCATTTAATATTGTTCTAAAACTAATTGACATTGTATTTTCATTTTCAAGTTTAGCAACAGTTTTTCTAGAACCATCTTCTGTTAAATTATTATATACACCGTCAATACTATTACCTATTGACATAACAAAATCATATTCCATAATTTAATTCCTTATTATTTAGTATATATTAAATATATATTACAATTTTTTATT